CAGCCCCAGTCTCCGCCGCGCTCACGTGTACACCTTCCTTAACGTGTGCGACATTGTGCCGCCCGCCACCAGTGACATGGACCAGGCGATCTCAAGCCACTTCTGTCCCTGCCACACGATTACGTCGTAAGAGTCATGACGAGGGTCCAGGGCTGTCGACAATGACACCGTCTCGGCCACCTGTTGTCGCAGGGCCAAATTACGAGCCACCGCCGCCGCCTGTGTTGAGTTGGTGACCGGAAGGTTGACCACGGAAGGAACCACGAAGCCACGGTTTTGTAGCGAATGTGGCGCGGAAGCGGGAACGTCAGCCACTCCCTGTACCGCCGACGCCCCCAGTCCGGTGGTCGAGTTACCGATGACCAGGAACCGGTTCGCAGCGATCAGCGCATCGTTGTTGTCGGTGATGCCAGCCATCAGAACCTGGTTTCCGACGTCAAAGTTGAAGTTCGGTGCCGCCGTTGCCGCATTGAAGGAACGGATGAAATGCAACGCCCCGTCGTTGCCGAACCAGGGTGAGAAGTAGTCGCCAGTCAGGGCCAAAGCTTCCAGGATTTGTCCCCGACCGGCCCCTGGACCCCAAGCTTGATCCTGAAAGAAATCCGACGCTTCGATCTGCAACTGGTAGGAAAAGTCGGCCAGGACTTCGAGGATGACTTGAGTGGCGGTTTTGCGGACCGCGTTGATGGACGTGGTGATCTGCTGGTCGATGGTGACCATCTCGTCGACCAACTGAGCCACCGCCACATCCCCGGAACTGAACTGCTGCTTGGGGAAGTCCATGAACACGTACCGTCCCAGTGGCCACTCGGAGCCGTCACTGAGCAGCATGGTCAGGTCGACCCGGTTGTTGACCGGATCGATCAGTTCGGTGTCCTCGACACCTAGTGCCATCCGCAGTCGACGCTTCGTGGTCTGAGAAATGCTGTGATTGAGGCTGGCGTTACGAATCGGGGTCAGTTCGGCCAGCGGGCCACCGGTGACTCCGTCTATCAGGTTGAACCTGAACGAGACGGCCTGCTGCCCGACCCCATCAGAAAGGTCGATCAGGGGATCGTTCGCGTACAGGGTCCGGTCAACGATCATGGGTCCACCGGGTACGGGGTGTCAGTTACTTCCACGATCTGCACCTGTGCGGTGTCCAAGTGGCCAGCGGTGACCATCCTGCGACGCCTACCCTGCGGCACTGTCACCGATGCGTACCAACGGTTCCCGAGTTCATCCCGGACACAGATATACGGCACCGACTCCCAGGCCATGTCACGCAGATACTTGAACCCGTTCTGCGAAGCCACCTCCGGGATGCCGGCCGCATTGACCAGGATCGTGCGTCCGAACGCCTCCCCGCCACGTTCCAACGGATGGAACGAAGTTGGGTAGTTCTTGAGATACATGTTCTGGTACGTGACCATGTCCGCTTCGGCCCACGAGAAATCCTCCACCGGATTGCTATCCCAGGCAGCCGAGTAGGCCAGGTTGATACTGCCGTCCTGGCGAGCGTTGGATGTGAACAGGGTCAGCGCGGTGTCCGCGCCAACGACGCCGGGGGAAGCTACCGTGCCGGTGACTGGCGTGGACCACAAGCCAGCAAAGTCGTACACGTTACGTTGCCGGATCCGGTACACCGATGGCTGACCAACCCGTGCCTCGTAGTCGTTGAATCCGGTTACGGCGGCGTTGGTGGCCAGCATGATGGTGCTGAACACGGTGTCGACCGGGTCGTAGCGTTGCACCTCCAGTGCCCCGAAGCTGGACGGTTGCACGTAAAAGTTGTTGAACAGGAAGTTCACTGCGACGCCTGCGGCGGACAGGTCAGTGGAGCCGACGCCGACCAGTGTGCCGGTGGACAGTGATGTGTCAGAGGCCCAGACCTGCCACGTCGGTGGCTCAGACTGTGAGTCCTCCCAGATCTTGGCAAACAGATAGGTGCCGGAGGCCCGCATCTTCATCTTGTACACACCGGTAGCCGAATGCACCGGTGTCAGCGTGTACGTCTCCAAGGTGGTTGAAGACCCAGCGACAACCTTGCCGAGCAGAATCGTCATCACCTGCGCCGAGGAAATGCTGGCCATGACCCGGTAGTAGTTGTTCGAATCGGTTCGTCTCACCTGAAGTTCAGCGGTCAACGTCCCGGCTGTGTCCAAGGTGTCGGCAGTGAACTCGACGTAGGCTTCCACATTCGAGCTACCGGCATCCATGGTGGACAACATGACGGTAGCAGTGGAGGCGGGATGGGCATGCACCCCGTAAGAGCCGTTGACCGAGTAGTTGGCCGTCACACCCGACACAGTCCACGCCTGGTTCAGTTCGGTGGCACCCCAACCGGAGGCGGCGATCCGATTAAACGAATCCAGTGACGCACCAGAGATCGGTGACCACGCCAATGCGTTGTAGAACAAGGAACTCGGCACGCAGGACGGATCGATACTGCACTGCGGGTCGGCCATCGCCAAAGCCTGACTGACCGGGCTGACTCCCAGACCGGAGGGGGTGACCGGGTCAGTGGAGAACAGCAGCGCCGCGTCTGCGGTCTGGTCATCAGTGGTAACAGTGACCAGTGGTGAGATACCAGGAACCCAACCAAGGTTCACCGTCGACCCGGAGATCGGCATCCCGTAGGTAGCTGCACTCAACTGCTGGGTGGCCAAATTGAACAGGTTGCCGGGGATGCCAGACAGCGCTGGTGCGGCAGCACCGAGGATCTCCCAACGGTTCCCGGCGATCTCCCCGGTGGAACTCCACGACCATTGCGGTGACGTGCCTGTGCCCATGCTGGGGGCGGTAGCGAACCGCAGTGTCACCTCTTTCCAACCGTCAACAATCTCTTCCAAGGCATCGAACTCGTTCGGAGTGATCGAAGCGGTGGAGTTGGCGAACGCCGCCGAACTCAACGTCAACGGCGTCGACGTCTCACCGAACCGGCGAGCGTAGAACCGAACCTGCGGATACGACGTGGCAACACCGGCGACACTGTCCAGAACTTCCTGGGTGGCGGTGATCGACCCATAGACCTCAGCCCGTGCCTGACGGCCATACGGGTGAGTGTCCGTTACCACTGCCGTCGTGGTGTGCAACGTCAGGTGAGGCAGGATGTCGGAAGGTTCCGACTCGAATACTTGACCCACCACCGACTCGTCGTACGGGTACGGCATCCGCACGGACACACCCGCCAGCGACGGAATCTGGTAAAGCTGCCGCAGCGACTCCACTTCCTGGCTGGGACTGGGCAGGTTCGGCATCGGTGGCACATCAGCCGGATACACCAAGGCGGTGAAGGCTCCCGGCCCGACGCTTGGCGTCGCGGCTTTGGTGACCGGATGACGTAGCGTGATCCGGTTTACTGAGTTCACAGTGCCGGTGGTGGTGCTGTTGGTTGAGGCTAGCCCAACTGCTACCCGGTTCTCTTCACAGTAGAACACTTCCAGTGCCATGTAGGTCCACTGGCTGGGGACAGTGAACGCGAACGTCGGGTTGCCTGGTGGCGAGTAGTCCACGGTGATGCCGAGACGGCTGGCCGCACTGGCCTCAAAGCGTGCCAGGTCAGCTGGAACCCACGGTGCCTGCTCGTTGTCGGACGAGGAACCGCTGGTGTAGAAGTAGTTTCCGGTTCCCAGTGACACCCGCCGGTACGTGTCTGGCGGCGCTACACCCAACACCGGGTTGATGTCGAACGGTAGCGAGTTGTTGTTTACCTGATCCCAGTCACTGAACGCCAGAAAGAAGTCGTCGATGTTGGAGCTAAGCGACATCAGGATGCCGCCGTTGCCGGCACCGTTACGCTCCATCTGCTCCAGGTCGAAGAAACTGTGCATCGTGTACAGCACGTTGATGGCCAGGATCCTCTTGCCGGCCAATGCGGTGGCATATGTGGAACCAGCGAAGTACACCGTGAACGCCGGGTTGGTGGCGTAGGTGTTTTCCATGTTCACGGTCACTTCGAGACTGTCCGAAGGGTTCAGCAGGGACGCCTGCATCGACGTGTCGAAGCTGACGTCGGAGCCGGTCACAGTTCCTGAAGAGGCCGGAATCAGGACACGCTTGATGGGTCCGGTGAACGATTCCAAGTTGGTGGGGTAAACCTCCGCCACCACGTTGGTGTAGTTGGTGTCCCGTGGATAGTCCCGCGTGTACCAGCGCAACTCGTTGAGTGACTGGGCTGAAGTCAGCAGGAACCGTTGACCAAATGCCTGCACCGGCGATCCGGGCGGCAGGGCCAGGTCCTCTTCCCGGATCGGGACCCATTCCTGCCCCAGGATCTCTGGTGCGTACGGGTTGTAGATGCCCACGACTCCTGATCACCGAGTCCTTAATAGGTAAGAAATGGCACTTTTCAGCAGTTCTATGCTGTCTGAAAATTGACCTAATCCTGCATTACAAGTGTTGCAGAGAAGACCTCTAACGGTTTGAGTGTCGTGACAATGGTCTACATAAAGAACACCATTAGCCTTGGGCTTTCCATTGCAAATTGCGCACTTGAAGTCTTGCTCTTGCTGGATTGCGTGAAACTCTTCAATAGTTAAGTTGTATTTGGTTTTTAAGATGTATCTACGTCGAGCTTCGTATCCGGCAGGACTTCCGTTTGCTCTTGCGTATAGACATTTCTTGCAATGGGGACGAGTCGCCTTTCCGTCTGCTCTTATCGGAAATTTATCAATGGTTTTTATTTCATGACACGTTCGACAGATTTTTTCTGCTCCATCGAAAATTTTTCGGTCCCCTTTCTGAGGCATCAGATCACCCTCACGGCAAGCTGTACGTCACGGGAAACAACCTGTGAGTTGAGTTCCTCGGACACTGCGCGGCCAGCAGAGCGTGCCTGGGAGGTGGTCGGCTGCTGACCGAAGAAGTTCAGGTTCGAGTTGAACGTGTTGGTAGAACCGAACCCGCTGAAGCTGATGGATTTGGTGAAGTCGCCGAGCATCCCTTTCAGTTCGTTGGCACCTTCCTGAATGCCCGAACTGAAGCCTTGCATGACAGCTTTGCCGGAGTCGTAGAGAAGCATCTTGTCCTTCTCCATGGGGCCTTTCCAGTTGGGGATCTGTTGGGTGACCCAGTTGAAGAACGGCCCCACGGTGTGGTCCCACACCCACTGGGCACCGTCCTTGAGCCCCTGCAGGATCTGTCTGCCAGCATCGAACAGCAACATCCCCAGGTTGCCAACCGCCCCAATGATCCGACCGGGGATGCTCTTAAAGAATTCGATGATGCTGTTCCAGGATTTTTGAGCATTGGTGGTGACGTCGTCCCATACGTCCTGGATGGCCACAACAATGACGGCGGCCCAACGCGATACAGACTCGATCATGTCTTCGAAGAACCCTGGGAGAGTTTCGGTGAAGAACTCGCCTACGCCAGGACCGAAGTCTTCGGTCAGCCAGGTGAAGAACGCTCCGATGGCGTCGGCCAGGAACTGGAAGAACGCGATCACCGACATGATCCCTATGACCAGGCCGGCGAAAGCCTGCGACAGGAAGATGACCGTGTTGACCAGGCCACGCATGAACTCTTCGTTCTGCACCAGCCAGGCGAACATTTCCAGAATGTCACTGAAGGTGTCAATGATCTTGTCGCCACCGGCCTGGTCCAGGCTTTCCATGAAACTGGCGATGAACTCGGCTGCCTTGAAACCGAACTCCACGATGCTTTGCAGCGTCGTGGCCATCCGGTCAAGCCACTCGGTCAGTTCACCGCTTTCGGTCTTCTCGCCCAGCCACTTACTAAACGTGGCAAAGGCGTTACCGACGATACGGCCGAGGCTTTCCAGGAACGGCAACGCCGTGTCGGACATCTTCACCAGCGCGGTGAGGAAGTCCACAAAGCCGGGACCGAACATTCCCAGCCACCGAATAGTCGCCGGGATCACGTCGTTGACAAACTTGATGAACGTCGGAGATCCGAAGAACAGGCCAATTTCCCGGAACATCAAACCCATAGCGGTAGCTAGGCTGGCCATTCCGGGACCAGCCAGAACTGGACCCAGTGTCCTGATCAGTTGACTGATCGTATCTCCGAAGGCGCGGAAGAAGTTCTCCTGCACCATCTCTTTCATCTCACGGAACACGTCTCGGGCATCCACCAGCGACTCAACGAACGTTCTCGCTGACGGGGTCAGTCCCTTGAGAGCTTCATTCATCTGTTCAGCGTTTTCGGCCGCGAACGCTTTCTGTGCTGCTTCTCCGATCCCGTCGAAAGCGAGCAGCACCACACCCAGCTGCAGACCGATCGCGGTCACCAGCGCCGGGATAGTGGTGAGTATGGCGACAAGCGCGTTGGCCGCCTGAACTGCAGCCAGGATTAGGCCAGCGATAGCACCGACAGCCGGTATTAGCAGGGCAATCAGTGGCGAGCGACCAGAGATGTTGAACCCGGCACCAATCGCGTCGGAAATCCCTTCCCCGACCTTGGAAAAGGGACCACCCGGTTGGGCTGCCCTGTCCAGGCTGTCAACGATGTTCTCCACCAGGCGACCGGCGAACTGGCCGGTGTCCAAGTCGTGCAGGAAACCTCGCCGGTCCAGCCGAAACTGGACCCCGTTCACTTCGACAACCTGCCCCCGAAGCGAGTCACTCATCGAGTTTGCGAAGTCCCGGCCGTGGGTTCTGATCTCAGCTGAGGTGCTGTCCGCGAGGGTGCTGCCCCACCGTTCGCCTACGTCATCAAGAAACTTGTCGGCATCATCGGCCGCATCGTTGAGTGCCTTGGAAAGTTCCGGCTCGATGTTTTTGGTGTCGGCACGGAAACGAATGAAGGCTTCGCCTACTCGTCCACCTGGCGCAGTCACGGGTCACCCATCGAGTTGCGGGCTTGGTGGTGGGCCGTCAAGGACTATGCGCCACTGGTGCAGATACTACTATCCCGACATGAGGGAAGTGAACTGGTTGACACTCATTTCCATCGTGTCCATGTTGTCCTTGGCGGCTTCGCTGGGTGGTGGCATTTCCAGAATCGAAGACAGCATGGTCCATTTGTCTTTCGGTAGTCCGTGGAAAATATTCAGCCATAGCGCGTCCAGCCACGCGCTCAGCGATATCCGGTCCGGGTAGACCTGCGCCAGTATCAGGTTGCCACTAAATATGGACCACCGCATCCTGGCGATGTAGATCATCCTGATGGCTACCCACCAGGGACGACCGGACACTTCCGAGATCAGATCTAGGGTCAACTTTTCCAGATCTGTGATCGAGATGTCACCGTTGGCCAACGCCTCATCCACGTAGTCCTGGTCCTCTTCGTTAGCCAGGCCAGGGAAAATCGCATCAAGATCCAATTCTTCCGGTGCCACCAGAAGAAGTTCCAGCCATTGCGCCGCCGTGCACGCTGGAACCGTAATCCAGCAGCCAGCCACGTGAAGCTCTACCGGAGCAGGGCGCAGTGACGCGATCGGGTTGTTGACCAGTTCCGGTAGTTCCGGACTACCGCCGGGACTTGGCTGCACGACGGACCGGCTTCGCCTCGATCACGGCACTTTCCTCGAAGTCGGATACCAGCTTCAGGATTTCACCGAATTCGATCTGCCCGGTCCCGGCCAGACCCATCAGCCACTCCTGGTCTTCTGGATCCACGATCGCCGATTCCACGATGTCGATCATCATGGCGATACCACGCAACGTCCGCTGCGGGTCCGCGCGACGAGAACCCAGCACCCTGGCCTCTCGGACCAGCAGCATCATCTGGGTTTCGTTCAAGGTCCGGACAGCCACTTCACGATCCTTGATCGTGACGGTGTTAAAAGTTTCAGCCACAAGATCCTCTAATCAAAGGTCAGTACAAGGAACCGGTTGCGTCTACCCACCCGCTCCATGGGACCGCTGAGGAACTTCTTCCCTCGCATACCAGGGTGATTGACGTAGTCGAAAGTTACCACAGCGCCCACCTTGCGCCAGTAAAACCGCAACTTGCCACCCGGATTGCGAGGGCGAATGATATGCGGTTTGGCGCCATCGTGAGCGATATGCGAATACCAGGTGCCCGCTGAAACTTCACCCTTCACCTGGCGACCGTCAACATAGATTCGGCTACTGATGGAGCGCGCCGTACGGCCGGTGGAGTACGGGCCACGAGATTCCAGCTTCGCCAGGACCTCGACCTCACGAGTCACCTTCGTCACCAGTCGGGTGGCGTGGCGGATAGAAAGATTCCTCAAGTCCAGGCGATTGAGACGAACGCTGACATTACCTGGCATGGCTACAGACTCATGCAGTCACAGTTAGGAAACTGAACCATGATCTCCACGTTACGTTCCACGCAGCCACCCTGCAGCTGAATCTGCTGCTGGGTGCTAATCACCGCCGACATACCCCAGAACGGTCCCCTGGCGTCCTCGTTAGCAACAACGAACTGCTGCAGACAGCAAGAAGCGGCACGCAACGCTTGCGCGTCGTGGGTTTGCTGCACCGACGTAGCAGTCCACTCCTCACACGTGGGCATGTCGGAGTCCGTGCCAGTGGGAACACAGCGAACGATCCCCATTCGCATCGACACCATCCACGCCGGGATCGGGCAAGCACCACGGCTGGCCTGCGCCACCACCGCCGGCTCCGGGAACGCGTCCCACGACGGCACGATGTCACCGAAGGACACGTACGCCAGTCCCTCGCAACACAGATCCGTCCACAGGTCAGCGTCGTGCGCCACCTGCAGGTCCAGGCGACGGCAGAAGTTCTCCGGTGGGTTCGGGTTACCGGTCACCGCTGTGGTCAGACACAGCATCGCCATGTCCAGCAGTGTGTTGACCTGAGTGTCAGCCACGATCGCCTCCTAGAAGAATGTGAGGAACTGGGAGGCTTTCCGAGGGTCGAATCCGCCACCGCCGCCGGCGGTGAGTTCCACCGCGACCAGGGCCCATGTCTGAGAGTTCGGCTGAGTCATTCCTACTGTTTTGCTTCCAGCGGTACCAGCATCAGGATAGAACGCCCCGTAGGTAGCGTTGTCATTTTCGTCCACCCACAGTTCCCCATCGCCTGCGGTGGGAGTGAAACTGTTTATGGTTCGGTAGGTTCGCGTCCCAGTGGATGCCCAGAAGCCGTCTGAACTGGCGTAAAAGATGGACGAGTTGTCTTCTGTTGTCACCAGGGTTCCTGATGGGGCACCCTGTGAGCTTCCACCGTCCGCTTCGGTGGTCGCACCGACCTGCGCATCCTCGAAGACGGCGATGCCAAGGAACCAGTTGTCGGACGGGAACCCGCCGTACTCCGCTGAAACGGTCAGCGACGAATCGGAGACGGTGGAAACGCCGGCCCAGACTGAGGTGGCGCATATTTCAAACGCTGACGCTGGAACGGATTCCAGCAATTCGAACGTGACACCGGTAGCGGTGGGCAGATCGGAAAAGTCACCGAACGTGGAGTCGGCGGCGAACACCACGATCAGGTCACCGACCGCTACGTCGATGTCAAGATTCTTTGGGGTGGTGGAGTTCCCCAGCGTGTACGTGTCCTTGAGTGTGGGCATCAGTAGCCCTTGACGAAAGCGATCACGTAGAAGAGGTCTGCGGTGGAGTTGTATACGACACCGAGGAAGTCTCTGGCGTTTCCAGTTGTACTGAGGGTCACGTCAGCAATGTCCGTGCCCAGCTTGAACTTATTACCCAACGTGAGCGTGTTGCTGCCCCCGGCGTCCTGGATGATCTCCCACATCATCTTTTGACCATCAACGGCGTTCGTCGGGTTGCCCAGCGTCCTGTTGTCCGTCAACGTGACCCGGAAGTGGTTACCCAGACTCGCGTCGGTGGCGATAGTCGCCGCGTCAACCAGGGCCTCGGGAGCGATTGACAGCCTGTCAGTCAAGGCTAACGTTGCTGCCGTCACCGTGCCGGTGAACGTGGGCGAAGCCAGATTGGCTTTCAGGTTCAGGGCGGTCTGTGTTGCCGTGGAGACCGGCTTGTTGGTGTCGCTTGTGTTGTCAACATTGTTCAGCGACAAGGCCGTCTTCACCTGAGTCGGTGTACGGGAAGCCCACGCCGAACCCGCCGACTGGATGATGTTGTCGGTGGTGGCGGTCAGTCCCGCGATCGTGGTCAGATCGGCGTCGAGTGGCTGCTTCGCGGCCAAAGCTGCCGTCAGTCCAGTCACCTGAGACTCTGCGATGGTCAGCAACGCCTGCAAGTCACTGGCCACCTGTGCGGGGGTACGTGAAGCCCAGGCACTGGACTTCGATTGCAGGAAGTTGTCGGTGGTGGCGGTCAACCCTGCGATCGTGGTCAGGTCCGAATCCAACGGTTGCTTGTTGCCCAAATCGGTGGTCAGATCCGTCACCTGAGACTGGGCTATCGTCAACAACGCCTGGACAGCAGCGGCAATTGTGGCCGCAGTCGGGGAACCATGGGTGTGATCGCCACGGCTGTATTCAGTGTCCGTTCCAGCGGCCGGCGTAATGGCTAGGGAAGTTTCGGACTCCACCGTGGTCGACGGGGTACCGCCACCGGCGACACTGTCCACGTACGCCTTTGTGGCCGCCTGCAACGGCACCGCAGGAGCACCGCTGAGGATCAGCGCACCAGTCATCGTGTCGCCAGCGATGTCCACCTTCGTCGCCAACTGTGCTGTCGTGGCGTAGGACACCAGCCCCGACGACGCTACCGCCGGTGTCAGGTCACCGTAGAACCCAGACGGTGCCATCGCGGACGGGATCTCCACCGAGAATGTGCCTCGACCGCCGCCACGATTGAAGTGTTCCGAGACGGTGTATGTCCATCCGGTGGGTTCACCGTCAGCGTCGTCAGTGGCCAACAGGTTGATCTGGAAACTGCCATCCGCATCAAGATCTGCTCGCATAGTTGAGCGAGGAACACTCAACTCATCCACCGGAACATCCACTGTTACTGACGGACTGAACGTGATGTAACCCTGCACCGGAGTACCAGCCAGATCACCAGCCTGGTAAACCAGCGTGCCATAGATCGCCACCTGAGTGATCGACGCGGGAAGAGTCATCAGGTTCCCTTACGTCTGCGTGACGATCCGGCTGACCGGTGCGTCCGGTGACGAGACCCGCATCCGAGACTTAAGCCCGTACGGGTTGAACATGGCAATCACCTGATCCACGGTGGTGATACCGGTCCATCCCTTGCCGAGCAACGTGTCCACGTCAACCATCGAAATAGTGACACCCTGACGAACGATCGATTGGACCCGTTGTGGCAGCCGGCACGGTTGACCGGCGCACGACTTCGCCCACTCGCAGGCCAGTTCCCCCGCCGCGTTAGCCAGGATTGAGGGCACTGGCAAGCCAACGTTGTAGGTCACCTGGAACGTGTTGACCTCACCGTTGTCGACGTTGTAGTCCTGGCACTCGGGCCAGCAGTCCCCGTCAGTGCGAACCAGCCACATGCCGTTGTCAACCCGGTACGAGTCTGCCGAAACGACCTCACCGTCAACGCTG